TCACATTCATTGCCCGTTATTATAACCATAGCTGTACCGTCGTCATCTATGTTAATTACGAAACCTTCATCTTCATAATTTCCACTACCGTTTACGAGAGCATAACTACTATTTCCAAACTGAGTTCCGTCCACTTGACAAGGTGTGTCTCCGTTGTCTGCTAAGTTTATATTGAATATACATCTATCTGTTATCGTACTTCCATCTACTGCATTAACCTGATAAGTAATGCACTTTGGTACACAATATTCTGTACCGTCTTCTGCTGTGAATATTTGCAATGTTGGATCGCTGGGATCATTTGTAAAACCTACTACGGTTTCATTAAAATTAGTCGTTATCCCGTCTGCTGTATGGTCGCCAATTTCTTGAACTCCAAAGCCTTGATCATTGTCTGTATTGGTCGCTGTTGATTGTTGTACTATAAAGTCAAATGTGTTTCCTGTTTGTTCTATACCTACAGATCCGTCATTTGACACAAAACTATATGTTGGTAATGTATCTCTTGATATTTCATTCCCATCTTTATCCAATACTACATGAATAGAGTCATTTATTATATCCGAAATGAAATAGGTATCTTCATAAAGAGTATCTACATCCGTAAAAAAAACTGGAAATGGTAAGTCGTTACCATCATTATCTTGCTGTATAAGTTCGTAAGTTGTAGTTTGGATATTTCCAACTACTGCTGTGTTTTGATTTACTAGAGTAGTAGTAATAAAATAGTTCTGATCTGGGTGTTCTATAGTTGCAGTAAAAGTTTCACCTCCGGATGTTGTTATAGTAGCTACATCACCTACAATAGTAAAGCCTGTTATCACCGTATCTACATCTTCAGGATGAACAATATTTGCCGTGAATGTTTGCCCTGCACTATTCGTTATGGTTGCTACATTATCAATTATTGTAAATGCAGTCACTATAGTGTCTATATCTTCAGGCAAGCAATCTATAACATCATCGCAGTCATTTATTGAACTTATCTCTGTCTGAACGGGTGCAGCTGATTGGCAAATCCTAGCATATTGACCAACTAAGAATGCATCTAGCTCACCTGAGTCAGCAAATGCAGCACCTGTAACTGGACTGACCCAAGCTTGAGGCATTATCATATACTTGTTACCCTTGTTATCTGTTATTCTACATCTGTCACCAAAGCAAGTGTGATCAAAGCAATCAAAGGCTCTACAAGTACCACCACCGTCAAAGTTGAACTCCACCCAATCAACACCCTCTGTAATTGTATTTTGAGACTGTAGATTGCCTATAAATAAAAATGATATTATAATTATGATGTATTTCATCTTATACTATTATTGCTTGTTTTTTAAATCCTAAACTTCTCTTTGGATTACACACTAAGCAGCATTTCATTTGCTCAGGTAGTCCATCCGTTACTAGGTAATCAATGAGCTCTTCTACTAGCCTATTGTATTTTTTAATCTTGCCATAAAGGTGTTCTTTGCTCAATAGAGAATAAAAGTCAGGCTGCTCCATGTTCACTATTCTATGTGCCAACTTTGAGTTTGTCATAAGCACTAAGACCTTTGCCAGCACTCTTCCGAAATTGTTACATTTCCAGAAGTCATCATCTTGATCACATAGCCAATCAAAGGGATCACACTTAATTGAAAAGTCAGCTATCAACCCATTTGTATAATCACTTGTACAAGAAGATCTATTCACATTTGCAAAATTTGCTACACTAAAACCCTTTGCATTTACAATCTTATCTTTCATCCAATTAGGCTTCGGCACACTTGAACAGCCGCAGTGATACTTATAATCTTTCGGCTTGTTGCCTTTAGTATCATAAGCCAGTGCATAGCATATAGGTCGCCCGTATTCGTCTGAAATTGGCAATGATATGTTAGTACTCACCGAACCTTCAAAGGTGCTGTCAACGGTAACAGTAACAGTTTCTACAACTGTCGGAACCTCACCGTCTAATCTTAGTATTTGAATGTCATAATCATCCATGCCATTGATGCCAATAGCAATTCGATTAATGCATAATGTAGCACCTTGATAATGCTTCTTTGGAAAAATACAAAAGCCATTTATTGCTCTTAAACCATTTCTATTCGCATTGCCCTTTTTACTCTTTTCGCCAAAGAATCCTTGGTAACCAATGTACCTTGGAACCTGGTATTTTGAAAGTGCAATATTGAAATAAGTTGCAAAGTCTTCTATAGCTTCATCTCTCGCCGAACTCATGACATCCCAAATACTACCCTCTCCACAGTCGGAGCTTGAGTTTAATTTGAGATTGATACCGTGCTCTATATTATCAATATATTGTCCACTTAGCGAATCATTACTATAACCTGATATTTCAGGCAAGCAAGGACATTCACTTAGTGACATACCAATAACACTAGAAAGGCAATCTATATTCATGAATTGTTTTAAAAAGTGAGCAACCGATTAGGTCACTCACTATATAATTATGGCAAATTATTTCCCTCTATAGAAGTACTAGCAATTAGTACATTCCTTTTTGTGTATCTGGATAACCTTCTTGTTAGGCTCTCCGTCACATCCATCTGGATAGCATACAAAACCACCTCTGTGCTTTCCTTTCATTCTGATCTCCCAATTATCTTCAGAAGTACAGATTCTCTGCCAGTACCAGTCATACTTAACTCGTGTCGAAGTACCACTATCATTCCATCTAGCCTTTGGCGACTCTAGGTAGTAATAGTGAGTGTTAAGACCGTCACCTTGTGCTTCTGGAGAAGTTGAAGTGTGAATCCATCGGTTGAAATAACCTAACTTAGCATTATCAACTAATAGCATTCCCGTTGCTCCTAAAGCAGAATCAAACTCTCTGATATTGCTTGTCAATGGTATAGAACCAAGTAAGCTATCATAAGCGTGACAAGTTCCACCGTCACATGATCCACCTGAACAGTTACAGTTTACGGCTCTTGATAAAGCAAGAGTCTTTCTCCAAGACTTACCGTCTACTATCTTAGGATTAATCAGCTCACAATCTTCTATGATGCATTCTAAGTCTACCATCAAAGTACTTGTGTAGTCTGCTGGTGGTATTTCCCATATAGTTTGGGCAGCATCAAGGCCACCTACTTCTATATCGTCCGCTATATCTGAAAGATCGTCAGACCATCCGATCAATTGAGCAATCATTCTCTTTTCAAGCTCTTGATCTAGTGCCGCCAACATTCTAGCTGTCTCTCTAGCCAAAAGTTGAGCTTCTGTTACTTCATTTGTACACTCAAAGTCTTTTACAGACCCAGGAACTTCAAAGCAAAGAGAAGGTTCGAACATTACAGACTCAGTACATTGTTCTGGACCTGCTGGCAATGCACAATCAGTTGTACAATCTTGTACAGCTAAATCACACGTAAGCATAAATGTAGCCTCTACAGCTTCACAGTGCTTACCGTTTAATAGTGCAAGTCTTACATCACCTTGGAAGCTAACTTGCTGGCCTCCGGCTATCTCATTAAATATTGGAACATCTCTGTTAAGATGATTGTCCATTGTGTCAGCACCAAAAATGCTTGATAGCTCGACTTTTACATTCCTTAATTCTGTTGCAGTAAATCCCGCCATTTTTTCTTTTTGTTATGTAGCTGCTGCTACGGTTGCTTCATAGTGAGCAACTATCGCTTTGGCTCGATCTCCACCGCCTCCAGACGAGATATTGTCGTCTAGTGCTTTGTCAAGGTCTGCCTCCGTTTTCATTGGTGGAATTTTAAAGTCTTTTCCTCCTGCTGGTGGTGCTGTTTTATCCGTTGGGATATTAAGAGCGTCTTTCTTTTCGGTGACTTGTTTTTGATAATAGAACTTAGCTGTATTAGCTAAGAACTGCTCAGGAGTTATGTCATCAAAGTTTTCGTTTTGAGCAATGTTCCCATTTGCATCAACAACAACTTGCTTTCCATCTCTCACTGTCAATCTCTTGTCACCGTCTTTGAGTGATCTCATAAAGTCATCAAACCTTCTCTTAGCAACTTCTTGATCTTCAATTTTTACATATTTGTTTTCAGGCTTTTTTAAAAACCCTTTGGCAAATTCTGCTATTGATTGAAATTCTTCTTTTTGCAGATAAGACTTTTTTGTCTTTAAATGATCGTCTTTCTCAGCTTGTAAAGCATCCTTAATAGCCGTTATGTCTCTCTTGTAGACTTCTGACTGTTTGATATCTGCCTCTGTATTCTCTTTACTTTCAGGAGTCTTGGTTTCAGCAAGTTTATTTATTTGCTCTTTCCAATCATTACCTTCAATTCCAAGATCATTTAGCATACTGTTTACTTCGCTAAGAACCTCTTTTCTTGCTCTTTGTCGCACACCGTCGGGGTCCAGCCTTTGCTTTTCCTTATCAACGTTTAGTTGCACTTTTTCTTTCATTAGCTTCTTGACTAAGTTTAGTCCTTCGGCTTTATCAATCGTTTCGCCTTGTGCTAATTGATTGATTTCAGAGCTATTATTTGGGAAGATGGTAGCCAAATCTTCAGAGCTGATCTTTATTTCAGCCATAGGTATTCTAATTTTGGTTTAAAAATATACTGGTCAGTACTCTTGTACTGTTAATCTTCTAGTGACTTTCTAGCCCCTAATACTGCCTCTCTTGCCTCTCCCACGTTCTTGTATTGTGCTGGATCAATACCATAAAGCTTTAACTCTTCGTCTGCTTGAGCACGATTAAGTTTAGCTGCTTCGATAGGCTCTGTGCCTTCTGTGCCTTCTGTGCCTTCTGTGCCTTCTGTGCCTTCTGTTGTCTGTCAAAAGTTGGTCTTGTCATTTCAAGAACTCTACCGTCTATAGTAGGGTCTTGAATACCACCTCTTTTGATGGTATTGATATAGAAATCTTTTGATTTGCCTCTCTTAGCCATATCTATTTATTATTATTGATTTTGATTATAGTGCAGGTACTTGATCGGTAGCAGGTGGGTCACATTTTGCTTCCCATTCTAGTCCAATAAGTATTCTCTTATATTGATTATCCCCTCTTGTAAGTGGGCTATTTGCTTTGATCACATCGGCTCTTACTCCTGTAGGTCCACCGAATATTACACCGCTACGAGTTTGGAACCAATTAAACATAGTAGCTCCACAACTAAGCTGCCTCATAGCCTCATAATTATCTATAGTCCATTCGTCTATGTCTATATTAGCTGTAAATGTTTTAGTACCAAACTTTTGTCTACCTTTTGAAATCTGTACAATATCCTGAGTAGGCTCTCCTATGTCACCGATTACATTTACCGCAACTAGACCTGCTCCAATAGCAGCTATCCAATCATCTTCATTTTCCCAATCTGTAGGAGCGAATAAAGGCTGTGTTGGATCGTCAGGATCAGGACATGAGTACATCCATTTACAAATCTCTGAAAGACATAATTCAATAACTTCTGGACAATCATTTGTCACAAATGTTACACACGTGTTACCGCAATCTGTGCCGCAATCTGGACAATCATATAAACCTAGTGAAGCCATTCTTTATACTTTAATTTTGAATATGATTCAATATTAAGCACGTTATGGCTGTCAATCAATTACATGATGTAACTACGCTTGTATAATCTTATTTACCTCTTTGCTTCTGAACTGAAGCTTTCTGTTTTTGCCTTCATCGAAAACATCTAAGAAGTTTCTACCAACCTCAAATATTGCTCTTGTCCTTGCTTCGTTTTCTGTGGCAACATACAATGTGTATACCGAATCTTTGATAACTGGTAACTCTAATTCTTTGACTTCCTCAATAGAAGTAACCTCATAACTCTTCATTGATATAGTGACCTTAAATATCATCGTTTATATTTTCCTTGAAGAAATATTGATATAATTGCTCGAAGAAATTCCAAAGCTTTCTTATCATTTTGACGTGCTTACCTAGCTGCCATATTCTGAATCTAAACTTTCCAAGCATGATATAATTGAGCACGAAAAATGAAAGTAGGTCCAATAGCAACGACCAAGGTGTAATTTGCTCCACCATGCCATCTCCTTTGGATAAAGATTCAAATTGTTGTAATTGGTGCTTCTCTTCTAGCTTGTCTTTAAGCCTTATCTAGTCCTATGGTAGCATTTGCAGCCATAGTAGAACCATTTACTTCAAATAGTCCTGGGGGAGATATACTGCTTAATATATCAGAACTTGAACACACAGAATTGTTATAAACTACATATGTTTCAAAAGGGAAATTTCCTGAACCGCTCCAAATTGAATTCGACACTGCACCAACACAAGGGAACATTCTAATAGCTGTATTTATGGAAAAATCAGCAATCTCAGGTATAGAAGCGTGATCAAATACTCCCGAACAGCAACAATCCGCCTCCAAACATCCACTAAATTCAGCAGGGCATCCGTTTTCTAACGCAACAATTTGATAGTATCCATCTCCAAGACCTCCACAAATGTCATAACTGCCTGTAGCGTCACCACTGCCAGAAGCAGCAGTTGACACACCCGTACAATTAGCATTTCCGCTACGTCTAAGCTGCCAATTTGTGCAACCCGTAACAGTATAGTCCATTTCACAATCAATGTCATCATGGGTCAATGAAACGACACAGTTACAGTTATTGCAATCTGTTATAGTGAATGTATACGACTCGTTGATAGTATTATCACATTCATCATCAAATTGAACCGTTACATTGTATGTTCCGTTCGCCGTTGGTGTAAAATCTAAAGTCTGTCCCGTCTCAGATTGTAGAACTCCATTAACTCTCCACTCTATGTTAGATGCAGAACTACAATTAATCAAAATTATACTCGCCTCTTCACATTGAGGCGTACCATCTGGAATTAAACTAGAACCTGTACAGTCCTCACAAGCAACACAAGTCACACTGAAAGTAAATGTCTCAAATAAGTTATTACCACAGTCATCAGTAAATGTCACGGTAACTGTATACGTTCCTGTTGCTGTTGGTGTATAAAAAAATTGGTCACCGCTTTGAAAGCCACCACCGCCCGTTACACTCCAATTATAATTAAAACCTAAAGGACAATTAATACTAAATGTTGTTAACTGATCACAGTCAGGAGTATTGTTTGCAAAAATGACAGAGTTAGAACAGTCCTCACAAATCTGACAGTCATTTACAGTAGTGTTTACCATATCAGTAGAAGTAATTCCACAGTCATCAAGAACCGTAAGAGTCACTACATAAGTGCCGTTTGAATTAGGTATAAAACTAAAATTAGGTCCGCTACCAGTTGCAACAATATTACCATTCAATGTTGATTCCCATGAATAAGATGCACCCGTGCAAGTGTTTGCCGAATAGTTAGCTGTGCCATTACATGTTATAGATACTGTTGAGCTATTTATATTCGCTGCACATCCGACACATCCACAATTACCACCACAACAACCAGTCGAAGATTGAATATTGTAGGTCGCTACTTGATAACATTCTGTACACCCATTACAATCTAATAATTCAAGGGTGTAAATTCCACATACGGTTATTTGACCGCCAAACTCACCATTCAATACAGCAGTAGTTGAAACTACAGCACCGCAAGGGTCTGTCCATCTATAGTTAGGATTTTCGCAGCAGTTGGCCCCTTGAGTAAAATATATACACAGTCCGTTATTGTTAAAGAAGGCGTCAGATATTGATATCGGTCCACTCGTGCACACTCCAAAGGTCTGCACGTCTTGATCTTGACCGCAATCATCTGTTACTGTTACGCTATACGTTCCATCATCAGACGGGCATAGCATAGGCACATTGATAGATTGAGTAGTCTCATTTGTAGACCATAGGTAAGTATCAAAACCAGCTCCAGCGTCAAGGGTTGCCGATCCACCGCAATCACAGTTTTGACCGAACAAACCACTTGACAAAGCAGTAAACAATATCAATATCAGTACTCTCATATTAAGCCTCTTCTTCTTCTATTTTAATCATCCCCATTCTTATTCTATTTTAATCACACGTTGCTGTTATGCTTACACTAGGAGGTGTCACGGTGTCTGTTACTGTCACTGATTCTATTATCTCACAATCTTCTCCAGTGCTCGATGTAGTTGTAATAGTTACCATATAAGTGCCACCTTCCAAGCCTGTTGCTGTTGCTGTAGTTTGTGGAGGTGTGGTATTCCATGCATAAGTATAACCACCCGTACAACCTCCTGAAGGTGTCGCCGTTGCTGTGCCGTTAAATGGAGCTTCACAACTTGTATTATCAGTGCTTGACGTGGTTGCCGTTAAAGCAGGACAAAATGAGACCGCAATATCTGCACTCGCTGTACATCCATTGCCATCTGTAACCGTCACCGTATAGATTCCAGCAGTTGTAGGGCTAATAGTTTGAGTACTTGCACTATTTGACCATGCATAAGTTGTAAACCCTGGACCTGCATCAAGTGTAGTAGAACCGCCATTACAGCACTCTATTTGTGCATTGGCTAAAAGTGGCATCATTGCCATCATAAAAATTATTAGATACTTCATTTTATATTGTTTTTATTCATTAATTACAAGTTGCTGTTATTATTACATTGCACACTGGAGGATCACACGTCAGACATATAGTTAGCGTTGCAGGTTCTATGCAATCTTCACACCCTCCACAGAGTGCTTGGTATTCAAATACATAATCATTTGGACACGGTTGACCGCCAAACTCTATACATGGATTGTCACCTGTCAAATCGTTTTGAGTTATAGTTGATCCTGGAGGAACGCTGATCAATGTCCAGCACCCACCACTGGTAGGGTCGCCGTTCATTATGTCAAGTAAGCAATATTCTGTTTTGATAAGAGAATTACCATCATAGTATGTCTCTGTGGCAATACCGTTACTTGGTTGCTCTATGCTGCATCCAGCGAGTAATATTATCGATATGTATAATATGTACTTCATTTAAGCTGGTAGTGTTATTTTAGTATCTTCTCCGCTATCCTTCTCACATTCGATGATGTATAATGGATTACATTCAGTACCCACATCAGGGCAATCTTCTGTTATGATCACAAGCCTTCTAGTACGAAGAAGGCAACCATCACAAATGGCATTGTACCAATAATTGCCAGTCTGCGAGACAGTATGTGTATTGGTGACACTTACCACCGTGACAGTGCCTTGCTCATCTTCTAGTTCTATAAATTCACTCTCTAAGGTGCCAGTGCATCCAGTGGTTGATCCGGTTATAATGTTATTAGTAGCATTATACTGTAAGTCTATATTATGCTCACAGATAAACGGAGCCTCCACGGTCACGAATACGGCTTGTTGAGCTTCGCAATTGTCACCCTTTGCCTTTACTATAAATGTGCCGTTACCTTCTGATTCAGGAACTGTAAATGGTAGACCGACACCTATTTCGAGACCTATCGAATTGCATACTGAAATTACAATATTGTCGTCACCACTTGCAGAACCTGCGATTACTGCACCGTTTACATTTACGGACAGTGTTATATTGTTACATGGGTTTAAGTAGCTAAATGAATCTGAGTCGCTACATTCGCCGTTTTGTCCTTGGATGCTGTAGGTTCCATAATTGCCAATTGATATTGATGTTCCCGTACCTACCGGAGCACCGTTTAATAACCAAATATATGAGCTTGCAGGGCTTCCACCATTTTCACTAAAAGATAAAGTCCCTGCTAATAAGTCAGGAACAATCATTATACTATAGTCTTCACAGTTTTGAGGCTCCGTTGTTACATCTATGCAAAGATCAGTAAACAAGTCTTCGGTATCACAGCAATCCTCTGTATTTATTATTGTAGTTAGGTACTGTAATGTAATAGGATAACTGCACTCACCTTCTCCAGGGGTGACAGTTAACCCATTCAGCGATATTACTTCACCCGTTGTTAAGTCTTCTAGCTCTACATTTTCATATTGCAGTAGTGTTGATAATGTCTGAAACATGTAATCATTACCGTGTATTGCAAAGCTATCTGAAAACTTGGTGCTGACTGGAGTTCTTACCGATTGGCCCCGTCCATTTGTTTTCTCTTCAAATATCTGTTCTACTTGAACTCTATTAAAGTCTAGTGCGTCAAAGTAAAGACATTGTTCTATTTCTGATGTCTCTGGGTTATTTGTACATTCGCTCCACTTTAACTTATAGCAATAATCAATATTGCACACTTTGAAATCTTCGCTATACAGTGAGTATACTTCTGCACCCGTAAATGGTATTTGAAGATAGTATGTTCCTTCTGGTAATGCAGGAAATGAATCATCAAAGAATATCTTAGTTATTACTGTTCCATCATCTAATGTGGTGCTATCAAAGTCAAGTAAGAAAAAGTTTACTAAATTACCACTGCAAGCATCTACTATGGCTGCTGTTACTGGAAATGAATCTAAGTTTTCAAATGTAAGCTCGAATGTTGGAACTCCTTTGCTTTGAGGCACTTGAATTGGAGGGTCGCAGTCATTACAGATATTCGCATATCGAAGTTTCTTTTGCCTATAAAATGGCATAACCGATAAATCGCTGTAATTGCCTCGCATTATCAACAATAATAGTTATATGAAACATTTTTATTAGGTTACATTGTGTAACTATGGTAATTTATATGTACATTTGTTGTACATTAATAACAAAGGTAAAGCAATTAGTAGTAAATATTAGGTACACAGTAGGCCTAGGAGACTTGAATATCCCCGATGATGTTCTGAGTCAATTAAAGGATGCAGAAAGTAAGGGGAAATCAATCAATATGGATAGACACGAATATTTAGACGCAAACGAATGGTTGACTCAGAATGTGACAGAACGTGACTCAGTACATTGGGAGGCAGATGTAGAAGTGGACGAGTAGAGGTTTTTTTTTATGCCAAGTTCCACCACAATCTCAAGAACGAAGAACAGAACTGAGCTTGCATATAATGGATAGTCATGATCTGGCGGTCGTGAAGCGAATGACATGATATGACGTATTATCTGACTGTTATTTTTCTCCTTTGCGGGAGGCTAACTTATTTAAAACTAAAAAACATGCATACAGCTGTAGTTACTTTTGATACAATAACCGATCCCGCCCAGTGGAGTCTTTACCTAAATACCATTAGGGCAAATTTTGGACATGATCAATTTTGTGCAGAACTCGACGAAGACACAATGGGCGAACACCCTGACTTTTCTCCTAAAGCAATAATAGAGATATATGGAGAGGACAATCAAGATTCCTTAAAAAATATAGAAGCAATAAGAAACTTAGAATTTGTTATAGATATATACTCTCCAGAAATTGAAGAAGAGCAAAGAAAGGAGAAAAATAATTGCAGATAATGGATGGGTATATGTAGAGTCTATTTTTTTTTTTGAGCTGCGGAGCATCTTTTTCAATCTTTTATTTACAAATATTATCAAAATACTTGCATGATACAATTATATGACTTATATTTGTATTGTAAGTTAATTTTAGTAAACACATTAAAAATATAATACAATGACAAATGAAAATGCAACAACTTACCAAGCAATAGGATACGTATTCGGCGAACAGTGCGGATATGTTAATCAATGGGGTAAGTTTATTGACTTAAGTGATAGGTCTGATTGGGGTGATATTCATTCATTTGAAAGCAAAGAAGATGCTGAAAATATGAAGAAAAAATACCTGAATGAGACAAATGACAATCTTCATTCATCATTTGAAATAATAATTTGGTAATCAATGAACCGACAAAACATAATTATAGTAATCAAAGGCGACTCCTACGAGGCTTGGGGGTCGCTCAAAGAAATATGCGAAAATCACAATCTACCGTATTGGACACTCGCAAGAATGACTTTCCCTATTAATTACGAAGAATACAAATTTGTCAAAGTCCCATTTAGGCGGGTGGCAAAAAAATAGATTCTATCATGTACCTAATTAGTGAGACGTTTTAATGATCACTAATAAAGAGATATGCGGAGGCTGAAAGCTTCCGTCATTATCTGTAATTGATAAATATAAGAAATGAATAAAGATATTTTACTCGCAGCGATTGCAAAGTGGGGACGTGAAACCCAAATCAATAAAATACAAGAAGAAGCCTTAGAGCTATCGCTTGTGTTAAATCAAATGAAATGCCCCACTAAGGACATGGAGCAAATGGAAAATAATCTATATGATGAACTTGCCGATATGAAAATAATGATGGCTCAAGCTGAAATACTATTTGATAGTGACAGGATTAACAAGCGAGTAAAATACAAGCTAGGTAAACTACAATCGAAGTACCTATCATAGACTAAACCCTCAAATCAATCTCAATAAACCCGTTAGGCGACTCATAGGTGATCTCGTCAATGTCAGCAATACCAAACATTGTTTTAACTCCTACCGTCTCAGGGTCTATCTTTTCAATAAGATCACAATTAAGCCTTAACTCTATTGTAGGCATCTTTCTGATCTTTCTTATGCATTCAAAGTCAACAATTCCACGACCATTGACATCGCCCCTGCATTGCGGTCTATCCTGCCTCCAATACTTAGCCATTATATGAGTACCAGTAAAAGGATTGTTTACTGTGATAAATCCTCTTATCTCTCCTATTCCAGAATTAATTATAGAACCATCAGTAGAAACTAATGTAATGTTATCAAGTGCTGACTCATCAGTGAAATATCTTTCATTCTTATAGAAGTAACCAACATCATTTAATTGGTCTTCTATTTTGCATTCGTCTATAACTGTATCATTTGAATCTTCGTCAGGGTCACTACACTCTATGTCGTATTCAATAAATGCACCGTTAAACTCTATATTCTGCCTATAGAGTTCACCAAATTCATCGTCTTGATTTCTATACTTTATCCTTGGAGTTTCGACATCATAACTTAGTCTTTCAAATAAAGGTATGTCTTCAGTGTCAATAGTGTAATTTGCCTTACCTCTTAGGCAGTCTACAATTGTCGGATGTAGTAAATTGAATACTTGTGTATCTTTTTTGAAATAGGTGATATGCTCAATCCTTAAACATCCTGACTCTTCATCAAAGATCATACATAGATTAAGCTTTTTTAATCCTTCCCACAGCTTCTTCCAAGACAATAGTCCTGCTGCACCCTCTTCTGTAGATGCAAAGGCATCCGGAGCATCTGGATTAATCACATCGCTACTCTGAAAAGCTAGTATGTTATGATAATCTAGTTCAGCACATTGATACTCATAATTGTCTGGTGCCGTGCCATCTGGATTGATGTTAAAGAAGTTGGAAATAACACAGTCAAAGCAGTCTAGTAAATAAAACTCAATCAAGTCTTTAAAAGTCACTCCGTTGTCTAAATCTATTCTATCGGTATTGTCATAATCAAATAATACATAACCTGGATCACTATCTTGAGTAACTGTTACATTACCGTACCATTGGGATCCACTAGATTGATTTAAGAAAGGATCAGCTGGCCTACACCAAGTACCGCCCGTCAATGTCCACCCTGTTGTATCTGCTGGCTCTACATTGCTACACTCTTGGCACTTTTCGTATGTCATTCGCCATTGACCGTTTAGCTCAATTAGCTCTATGTCTCCAATACTAAACAAATGAGGTCCGTTGTTAGCATCTGCGAAAGCTTGAGCATATAATTGTTGACCTGCTGCTATAATGTTGTTGGTGGTATTCAATGGTATTGCCAAAGGATATTGAACCCTAGTGCATTCTATTTCTCCGAAGATATTAGAGATACTTTGATCAGTGGTTAACGTGAGGTAGTTCCTCTCAGTCTTCCAAGTTCTAAGCATACAGCTATATGCATCAAGAGTCCTTGGTTTAATGGTTAGTTGGCAGTTTTCAGGGTCCCAGTTACCATCTACAAAATTGAGTGTGCCTGTAAAGACTTCCTTTAACTCATCATTACAACATTTCTCTTCTATTCTAATTGGCCATACATTACACCTGCAACGGTCTTTCTCAGCTTCCCAGAACTCATTCCAATAGTTATCCTTATCAAATACAAGTGCTGTCTCTAGTGTCTTTCTAAAGAAACATTCATCCAATGGATCGTATATATCTGGCTTTTCAGGCCAACTTAAATCTCTAAAGGCTTCTATTTCATCATAAGTAAATACCTTACCATTCCTTTGTCTACAAAAGCTCCTAGAAGTGGTAATAACTCCACCGCTATACACAGCAGCTCTCAAGCCTACTGCCTTTGCAACCTCTCTACCTACCACAGCATCGACACGAACAAAGGTCTCTAATGCTTCACTATTAAACTTAGACTCAATCAAGCCTAATCTTCTAGCACCTTTGACTTTCGTATTAATCGACCTTTTCAATAAAGCCACACTAATTGCAGTTCCTACAATACCACCCCTAATAGTTGTTTTTACTCTCTTAGTAGGCTCTGTAAGGTCCGTTAAACCCGACACAAAGCTATCTTTCTGCACCTTAATGTCGCCTTCATCCGACATTGTGAGACCTAAAGACTTGATTACTTTTTCTATCTCTTTATCAACTGTATCTGTATCTGTTCCGAACTGTCCAAAGTACTTAGCATTTACTGATCCAATCGACTTCAAGGCATTATACAGCCACTTGACGAACCTTTTTACATCCTCTGATATGTTCTCTCTAATGAACCTGTCAAGTCTGTTTAGGGCGTTGTTATTGGTTACTGTATTCTTTAACCCATCATCATCTGAATCAAGAGAATTTAAGTACTCAATAGATAACCGAGCCAACTTATTTTGAAGTGTCGAAGCCCTACTCAATAAGTCCTTCTCCAGCTTATCAATTAGGTCGCCTCTTGATTTGCTATATTTTGGACCGTTCAATTTATTCTTCTGTTATTGCCTCTCTAAGTTGTGGGGCCCCTTGCCCTTGGAATTGGTTAACCCTTTCTCTGTACTCGTCAATCTTAATCTCTATAATAGATTTCTGAACCCCATAATCATTGATGTCATAAAATGGCATCGTAGTACTTACAACCCGCTCTCCCACTCTATAATCAAGAGTCCTTGCATTTTCAATATCACAGAAAATACGGTCGAAATGTAGCCATAGTATCTTTTCTGGATAGTCCTCTGGCAGTGCATCCATAGCAACCATTCTCTCGCTTTCTGAAAGGTGTCCAAATGGTCTCCACTTCTCTATTGACCTAATCCTTCTTAGGTTTTCAGGATTGTCTTGATTCTGCTTATGATATATGTTACCTAGTATGCCATCTTTTACATTCTTAGGCAGTCCAGCAGCTAAATTGTACTGATTGATAAGATCGTCAAGGGAATCTAATTTAAAGTCAGTAGGCGGCTTAAATGCACATTGCAAGCCGTCTATCTGATCCATGTATATAGCAGTCTGTACCACCACAAATTCATACATTATAGCCTTCCACGTGCAGTATTCAAATAGTACATTGCCTATAGCATCATATTGTTTTCTTATCGCTTCTGGAGTCTTTGCTTCGTTGGCATCTTTGTTAAATACGTCAATGCCAAAAAAAGCTTTTGAAACATCTGCTTCAAGCTCTTTTAGATTCTGAGTATATAGATCAAATATTGAAGGGTCGAACTTTACAGTATGGATCAGCTTTTCAAGATCAATAAAGTCTTCCTTCATTGTGCTAGTGCCAAATCCAAGCTCTAAGGTAACTATGTCTTGACTCGATTGGTGAAATTGCTTTTTACCCGTACCATGACAGACTTTGCACTTTCTAGGCTTACAGTTGCAAGGTTCAAGAGTATCTTCGTCACAACCACAACTATCAATTAAACCAACATTACACTGGTTGCCTAACTTATCTTCATACTCACACGAAGGCACATAGGCAAACTTCTGAATGATCCCATGTGTCAACATCATTACATCAAGCTCTGAGCTTTTTATGACAATGCTTTCAAGGATTTCTTTAGCCGGATAGTATATTGATTCAAATGTTTCTCCGTTGGTAATCGGGTCTAAAACATATCCAGGTCTTTGAAATGGTACTTGACTGCTCTTATGGTTTAATGCCTCAATGTAATAAGTTTCAATATCACCATTTGGCAGTCTTATAGGTTGCTTGGTTCTTATTTCGTTAGGGTCTTCAACTTCATCTTCCAGTACCTCTTGAAATACAAGCATATATTCAGCAGCAGCCAAATGGAATCTATTTGCAGCCCTTACAACCGTTTCTCGATTCTCTATACATTGAACGTTGACTGGCTTGTTAAACCAAACATACTGAAGCACTCCATTCACATAGCACCAATCATATACATCCTTAGATTCTATTACTATAGGATACACATAAGGTCTTTCTATTAAGTTGTTGTACTCAAAGAAATTAACTCCCATGAAAGCATTGGGGTCAACTTCGTTTAGCTTATTAAATTGCTCATTGATATATTGCTTAGCAGTCTTACCACCTGAAAACTCCCTGCCTAATCTTTCTTGTAAATCTTCCTCTCTAGCTTCTGAGTTGCTTCCTATGTACTTGATCTGATCTACCGCATAGTCTACTCTATCGGACTTCTTTACCTTCTGCCTAACCTTGTTTAGTAAATACTTTGTTCGGGTCTTATATACTCTGATTCGTTGCTTTTGTTGAGGTGTATCCTCTGAAGGTCTATAAGAACAAATCCACTCTTCTTGATTGAGCCCGTATACCATTTTATGCCAGAAGTCTGCAACATCAATAGTCTGCTGTCTATGCTCATGCTTATGATTAGTCTTGATTAGACTAATGGCTTTATCATAAATATCTTCGTAGCTATCGAAGAGCTTTCTTTTCATAAAACGAAAAGTAATTAAATAGGGGTGATTGTGTAATTACATGGTGTAACCGTGTGGGTTAGGTCTAGTAATTAAAGAATATGATGCTTATTATGCTAATTACTATTAAGATTAGTGCGGATAAATTCACATCTCCATCTAGCCAGGCTTTTGACCTAATAAACCTTAATTCTTTGGCCTTATAGGCTTCATCCCGACTGCCTATGATAATCTCTTTTTCAACTATCATTATTATCCTACCTTTGGTCCATCTTTGGTTATTATTTCTAAACAACACCCAATCCCCTTCTTCGGGTTGAAAATCATCTGTATACTTTAAATATTTCATGTTGTTTTTATTTAGTTTCTCTGGTGTATTTATCTCTTGAACATGGAAGAAATACTTAAACAAATATATAAATAATTGTACATTTATTGTACATCTTTACAAAATAACTATACTTGGACCCATTAACTTTCTAAATCCATATCTCATCCCATCTAGTAAGTGGTTAAAATCATCAATAGGAATACTCGCCCTCTTGTCATTCCACACATAGTTATTGAGCTCAGTCTTTAGATTAAAGGAACCTGGATCAACAATCAACTGATAACCTAGAATGTCTCTTATGTCGTTTATGATGCTTCCCTTACCCTTTCTAGCCTTTTTGATGTTATACCCTGCCTTTAGTATCTTATTGGTTGTACGTGGCTCGTTATGATCGCAGACAATGAGTTCTCTTTTCTTTATGCTGCAATTCTTTAGCACATCAATGATCATCTCATCGTCTATCTTAGTAGCATAAACCATTTCTTTGAGATATATTTTCTTATTCCTTTTATCTACTGCAACCTTTACAGCTGCCAAAGGGTCCGGATAGTAACCGTAATCAAGTCCTATACATGAAGACAGCCTATTGTTAAAGTCCCCTTCAATCCAATTCTCGAATACAACGCCTTCCTGCTTCGCCTTCCAACCGCCTATGATCTTATGAGCATACTTCTTAGGGTTATCCGTTTTCATCTGCTCTATAGCGTGTATAAAGCTATCTGATAAGTGTTCTATGTTGTCTAGGTATGTACTATGAATGTGTAGTACGTCAGGGTGTGTAGACTGCATGAAGGGATGTCCGTCTATGTATTCGATCTTATGGCTATTTTTGAACCACCGCTCATAAATCCAGTGATTTACAGTTGTAGGGTTAAGGATTATGATTACTCTGTTTTGCCTTTTGTCTGATCTTACTGATAAGTCTATTGTATCAAAGTCATCTTCACTTACGAACTCTTCTGCTTCATCTACTACAAATGTGGTAACACCTTGGATAGACTTTAGGTTGGCTGTTTGATTTCCGCTTGATGTCTTGATACCTCTGAATAGTATTTTAGAGCCACTAGATGTATTGGTTATTTCTTTGGCTGTTATTCCAAATAAACTTTCATGACCTCTTAGCTCAATCTTTTCTGTGAACTCTGGCACAATAGATATTGCAGCAGATGTCATCGTATACCTAGTAAATAGGATTGTATGATCGCTTTGAAATGTTAAGTCTTCTAGTAATGTAGATACACCAAAGGATTTACCAGACCCTCGTCCACCCGTGAGTATGATGTAACGTTTACCTGTAGTTGATATTGAATGATACTTTCTTTTTAATTTTAGTCTTCCCAAAATGCTGGCTTAATATCTGGGAAAGTGGTTTCTTGTTTCTTCTTTAGATTCCACTCGTCAAATTTACGCTCTATTATCCACGCCCATTTCTGCCACTGTCCAGTTTCTTTATGCAGTTTTTCTAGTAAAAACTTCTGCTGCATATAGTACCCTTTTTTTATAAGGGACAAAAACTCATCAACAAATTCTAAGTTTGAATCTTCCTTTGGTAAATTTCCAGACTTCCATTGTTTAAAAACTGATCTGCTTATGTTTTCATCTTTAGGTAGACTGTCATTGAGCATCATTACTAATACATCATCAGTAAGTGCAATAAAGTCCGTACTAAGTCCACTAAATGCAGGGCTTATTATTTCCTCTAATGCAGAAACTAAATTCTTTGTTATCTTAGTAGGTCTTGCCATTTTATTTATCCCCCTTTCCTTACTGATCTATAACCTATAGCCATGAGCACGAATAATGCAATGCTTAAACCGACTATTAATTTTACTCCTGCTGCCATTACTTAAAATTGAAATACTTGTTATAACATTGTTCGCTACATAAATGCCTCTGAGAATAACCCGTTACTTTATATTGCGGTTACTATTACTGACTTACACTGATAGCAGTGTATTATCTTTTCCTTTTTCTTTCTAGGCAACTTCTTGAGTAAGCTCTTTTATCAATGCCTCTCTTTCCTGCTCTTTACTCTTTTGGTACTCGTCTAGTGGCCTGTATATCAACTCTGTCAACCTTACACACTTAGATACTAATTTATCTACATCTTTTTCATCTCCACCTTCAAGAGCCCTCTCTACCAATGTTCTTGTCACATCAACCCTATGTTGTATCTTCTTCTCTTCTCCTACCCAGTCTTGAAGCTTCTCGACAACTTTCTTCTGAGTATGATGTAACTCTTCCAGTTGAGTTTCATATCTGTTTATGTCTTCGAGTTGCTTTTTTATTATTTCCGTCTTCTTAGCTCCGCCGAATTTTTCCCAACCTTCTTTAAGCTCTGCCATATTGGTGTTTTTTGTTTATTGTAATGTATTCTTTGAAATCTTTACACGTCCTTAAATAGTTCATCTTTGCCGACTCTACACTGAAGCAGTCCTCTTCCCACCCTATCTTATCTTTAAGTGCTTTGATAGCGACTGATATAGTCCATTTAACCTGCTTTACCTGCCTCGCTTGCTCCTCGATCAAGTCTCTTTGACCTTGGACATAAGCCCAATTAATTAAGTCCCTCTTAGACTTCTTTATAAATGTAGGTGCATCGTACTGATCACACATTAAGCACATATGAAAGATTTTCTTTACACAAATATATGTACAATTATTGTACAATTTGTAATTATATTAAATATATTTGTAATATGATTTCACCTAGTGAATTAGTGGTACGATTAAAAGAGTTGAAAGCTGCATACTTGAGAGAGCGTGAAAGCTTGATTCTGAAGATGGCTAATGATGCTACCGCACTAATGAAATTGAGAGTTATTGAGAGTAAGGTGAATGATGAAGGTTCTATTTTTGGTATTTATGCTGACTCTACGTTAAAGACTAAAAGAAGGAACGGACGTTTATCTGATTCTGGCAATCCTTCAGACATTAACTTTTCAGATACTAACAGAATGTGGAGTGGCACGGGAACATCATTTGATGGTGTTGGTGCTCGAATATCTGTTTCAGATAATAATAAGATCATAGCTACTATTCATCCACATGATGATACTGATAGAATTAATGTGTTAGGCATACTCGAAGATAAGTTCGGCAACATAGTAGCGTGGAGTAAGAAGGAACAAGAATTACTGATAAGTATATACAGGTCTCAATTTCGGGATTTGGCAATTAAATATGGATTTTAGAATATGCTTAACCAAGTAATAGAACAAATACAACCTTTACTGGGTGAACTGTGCTGGGTGCATATGAATTGTGGTCTGTCGAAGATGGCAGTGAGAACTACACCTACTGAGAAACAATCTTATCCGGTTAGTGTAAAATGTAAAGAGGCTGAATGTTGGAGCAATGGAATATATAAGCAATTAACCCCTAATGGTAGAGACTATTCTAGCCTATTATATTGGGAGTCAGTGAGAGGTGTTTCCCTTGATCCTAATAGACGAGTAGGCAAAAGAGATAAGTATAGTGCTGAATTGGATTTGATCGTATGGCTAAACTTGCCTAAGCTTGGTTATGAGGCTTGTGATTCTAGTTCGGCAGTTCTTAATGATATACTGAGGATGCTCAATGAAAAAGTGCAGCCTACTAATTCCTTGAGTAACATAGAGTTCAATTTTAAGTTTCAGCACGATTTTAAGGGTGTTAGAAATGTCTTCAACAAGTATACATATGGTAATCAAGAAAGGTTGTTTTTCTATCCTTATGAGGCTTTAGCCTTTAGAGTTGAAGCGTGTTGGTTTGCTAAGATAGATTGTCTACCTGAGTTTGAATGTAAAGAAGAGATTGAATGTACAACATTATAGAAATCCTAATCATACAGTTCTTATATGCGATAACATTGTCATGCTTTGCAATTGCATTTACTTGTATTCTCATGGACACAGATAATCTACTTCATAAGTATAGGGTCTTTTTAGATTGGATCGATAATGATTGGATAACTAAGCCCCTTGGTTTATGCGAAAAGTGCTTTGCAGGTCAATTGACCCTTTGGTCTTATGTGCTCATATTTCAAAGAACAGAAGTATATACACTATTTGGTCATGCTTCGGTAGTGTTGATGACTATTTTATTTACTGATATTATTAAACGAAAATATTATAACTGATGAAGAACGCTTTATGGATATTGATAGGAATGACACTTGCGGAAGTGTCACACCATACATTACACTTATGCAGTGCTAGTGCTATAATTGTAGGTGTCGCATTCCTAGGATTACTTAAAATAGGTAGCACCCTAATTGATAACTTTGAAAAGGCAACGGGAATTGAAGGTTAATCGAATAGACCTTGCATCAAAGTCATTTGTTAGCAATGGCACGAAGTACTACATTGATGTAGATAGTATCTGCTATGATAGGTTAGTGATCTTCTTATCATTGATTCCTGAGCTATCTTATGGACTTACAGTGGAAGAGATGCAAAGTAACGTGGTTGACATTCTAAAGTTCCTTAGAGGTCAAAAAAGTAGCGAAAACAGTGACAAAATCAATATACATACCATTGTATTTGATACTACTCAGGCGGTTATTAATTTAAGTAGCCAATTGAACCAAGTACAGGGTGAAGATTTCTTTAAGTCAACCATAGAGCAACATCTTAATTTCTGTACACTTTTCGTCAATACTCAGAATGAAGACACCACTGTTTATTCAGCTCCAGTCATGGAAAGGAAGAAGTCAGACTGGAAGAAGGATATGAATATGTATGATTTTTTTTTGCTTGCCAAAATGCAGCTACCGAATTACAAAAAGGTATTGCAAGAATTACTAGAAGGGTAAACAGAAAGCAGAGAAAAGAGGAAGGCGATCAAAGACAATACCCTATTGAGCTATCAAAGGATAAGTTTAAGAGTGTATTTGATACCAATGTAAGGTCTGCCAATGGTAGAGGCAGAATGAGAGCTTACAACTCTACTCTTTACAGAGAGGTGAAGAAAAAGGAAATGGAAAAGCTACTTATGGTTATGACAAGTACCCTTCCTTACACAGAGACAGAGATCAAAAGAAGAAATTACAAAGAGTTCTTTTCATTGATGAATAGGACCGAAGAGATTATAAAAGAGAAACAAAAGTAAAGTGTACGTTTCTATCATGTTTTTTAGTTTTCCACCAAGGGTTAGTTTTCCTTGGTGGTTTTTTGTTCCTAGTTACATCGTGTCACTATATATTTTATTCTCTTGTAGTACTATTCTAGTTAATTACAACAACTATGCAAGAGGTAGGTATTGAATTTATCGCTAATGATGAGAGCATCATAAGTGGATTTGATAGGCAGATCAAAAAGGCTGAAGAGTTAGAATCTATAACGGAAAGGCTTTCCAAGAGTCAAGAGGCAGCAGCTAAGAGCACTGAAATGGTTTCAAAGGCTCAAGATGTATTGTCGGGAGAAATAAATCAAACTGTAAAGGAATCTAAGAGCTTAGTCAATGAGCGCAGGCAATAGCGGACCTTGCCGATTTCCTAAAGACTGTATTATTTGATGCCACTATAGGTAGAGTGCAATCATTGGCCACTGCTGTAAAGTTACTATTTGATGGTGACTTCCAAGGAGCAGCCAAAGAGGCGGTCGATGTATTGAGTGGTGTGAATAATACAGAATAGAGCTCAGGATTGAGACTGCTAAGAGTAGAGCCGAAATAAAAGAACTCAATAAAGTAGCTGAAGACACTACCAGGTCATACGATGAACGTAGAGATGCAGCAGCAAGAGCTATTGAAATAGAGCAGCAATTACTTACAAGGCGTATAGACCTTGCCCAACAGAACGCCGATATAATCAAACAACAAAATGAACTATCTAATAACCTAACCGAAGATAACGAGAAATTAGCAGATGCACAGATAAGAGTGGACGAACTAAGGACCGAATCTCTAGAGCTTCAAACTACTTTACAGAATAAACTGAATACCATCAATCAAGAGCAAATAAGAAATACTGAAGCACTCAGAAAGTCACTCCAAGACTTACAGAAAACACTATTTGAAAGTATAGAAGAGTTTAGTCCTGAAGATGATCCAGTAACTAAGATTGTAAAAGCCCGTGAAAAGGCTATAAAAGAGACTCAGGAGCAGATAAAAGAGTTCTTGGGTGTTGCTGCATCACTTGGGCTTTCTGAGCAAGAGACACAAGCTACATTGGCAGAGTTTGATAAACTACTTCGTTTGATTGACGAAAAGGCTCGTGAAGAATTAAGCAAGGAACGTTCTATAAATATCGCTGAAATAAAATTGCCTTCAGATCTTAAAGTTCCTGTTCGTTTAGATGTGCGTCCTGAAATAACAGACCCTAAAAGCATAGAAGAGGATATTGAGGGAGTATTGGAAGGTTTAGCAAGACTTTTCAATAATAAAACATTTAGAGCATTTCAAACTGTTTCAAATGGAATCACTGAAGCTCTAGTTTCTGGCATAAATAGACAAATCAGTGAATTAGATAAAATAGGAGAACAAAGACAGAAGCAAATACAAGACCTTGAAGATGGACTTGAAGAAGAACAGGAACTTAGAGAGAGAGGATTTGCTGTCAATATAGATGGTAAGCGTGAAGAGCTGGCACAGTTACAAGCACTTCAAGAGGCTGATGACAAAAAGAAGCAAGAACTAGCTGCAAAAGCACAGCGAATACAGATCATAAATGACTCTATACAACAAGCTTCATCTTTAACAAGTGCTGCCGCAAGTGTATTTAAAGGATTCTCAACCATTCCATTTATCGGAGTTGGACTAGGTGTAGCAGCAGTTGTAGCCATGTTTGCAGCATTTGCAAAAGTTAAAGCTGATGCACTAGCAGCGACACGACTTAATAAAGGTTCTGATAGGCTTTATGATGACGTGGGACAAATTGCACCCGGTGAAGGTTCAGATGTACCAGGAAGAGGTAAGCCTGAGTTCAGAATTGTAGACAGTAAGAATAACACTAGAGCCGTTGTAGGAGGTGAAGAGATGCTTATTGATGGTAATACCTCACAGGCATTAAAAGAAGTAATGGGCGGTCATGCAGATAAGCTAATAGGAGCACTTGCCAACAATGAAGAAACATGGGAAGAAGGGGGAAGAAAGTTTGTTAGGGTAAAATCTAAATAGCCAACTTTAAACCTTCAAAATTACGAACACTTACATGAGTGTATATCTGAGTGGTTTTAATATTCTTATGGCCTAGTATACTTTGAATAGTTCTTGCTTCATAGCACTTAATAGTACTATTAGAATATCTTTTTTGCGACAAAATTTTAGACAATTTTTGTACGCAGTTTATTCCTTTTCCTTTCATTTTCAATGTTTTATGTTATGTGTGAATTATAACACTATTAAAGCTCATGCTCCCCTTTGGGTCCGCTATGAGCTTTAATAGGCCCGTGTATTTTATACATCAATAAACTTTGCATAATCTGTGATCTGATCTTTTAGCATTTCTTCTGATAATATATATAGACCATCCATATATATGTTTTTTACTGAAAATTCGAACATTGCTTTAGATTCATAATACTCTTGTAATTCTATATATTTATCATGGTATACATCTTCATCAAGTTTATAATTTTCTGCATTGTCAGATAACCATTGTGATAGTTTCAACATTTCTGTAGAGATTATAACTTTTTTTTGAGTTTCTCTGTACTCTAAAATTGTCCAATACATTTGTGGTATTTATTTAGTTGCGTGCGGTGGTAACCGCACAATCCTTAATTCTGTGTATAATCCATGAGGCCCACGTTCCGCTTTAATAGAGGATAAAACAGAATCGTTTTTGCTTTCTAGGTCGTCTATATATTTATTCACATCTTTTTTGAACTTTATCATATCATTAAACACATCTCCAGTATCATACTTCTTATCTTCAAAATTTGGTCTTTCCATAATATTATCAATTTATTTAGTTTTTCAATAGCCGCAAAAACGACTCAGTTTATCCTCGATCCATTATGATTCATGCCGACCATACTTTCAATTCATCAAGTGGCTCTAATTGTCTACATACCTTCGTTGTTCCGTCCGCTAATAATCTATGGGCATAGTATATACCGCAGCTATTGTTAGCCAATGATAGGTAGTGATACTTGGCTTTTCCGTTGCGGACTGTAAAGTGACTAAACCTACCATCGAGCATATCTCTGGCATCATCCAAAGAGCCACAATCGCATAATACATAATTGTCTTTTACTTCTAACATTGTACTTGTTTTGGGCACGAAATCATAATAATAGATAAGATGGAAGTCGTGCCGACCATCCACTTATCATTTCCATTATCATCAACATTCTACACCCCATCGGACTTTAACCGATAACTGTTTATTTTCCACTCTATGTATGTTGAGTACAATATGTAAAATAGTGATATTAATATTAGTATATTCATTTTCGCTCTCTTTACTATTGTTATAATTTTCCATTAAGGCTCATGCTCCCTTTGGAGTCGCTATCCATTCAACCATCTCCATTAAAATCATTCATGAAATAAACTCTTTTGATCGAAAGGTAGGTTTTTAGGTTAAAAGGGCACATCATTAGAAACCTTTCTAAGAGTTCCAATGTCAACAATAGGATTATCATTTGCCGGTTCAAAACCTTTTCCAAAATACTGATCCTGCAATTTTTCAAATCTTGCCCTTTCTGGATTAAACTTTACTTTTACAATTCCACACTTACCATTCCTACACTTATCAATCTTTAATGTAGTCTCTCCGTTTTGTATATTCCCATCACCTTCATAATATTCTTCTCTATGAATAAATATTATTTTATCAGCATCCTCTTCTACTCTACCAGATCCCCTAAGATTAACTAGAGATGGCATTTTGCCTACGTTGTTATCAGTGCCCCTATTTAACTGCCAAAGCAATATGATAGGTATATCCAAATCTTTTGCAGTCTGCTTTAACATTTTTGTAGTCTCTCCAATCTTAGCTGATCCATTCGCCTCTTTAGTAAGGTTGTGGTTCATTAGTCCACCATGATCAACTATTGCATAATCAATACCTATAGTAGATTTTAAAGAGTACAATCTTGATCTTATGTCCATGGCATTTACTCCTGCCTTTTCTTCAAAAAACAGTGCATCGCTCATAAATACTTTTGTTGCCTCTTCAATTTTGGTTATCGTTTGAATATCCGATATATCAATTTGACCTTTAGATAATTTAGAAAAAGAAACATCAGAGTATGCAGATATAAACCTTTCAAGATTTTGTTCAGATGACATCTCTAGCCCCCACAGTAGTCCCTTAAAACCGTTTTTAGCAAGATTAGACATTATTCCATTGGCTAACATTGATTTACCCATAGATGGCCTTGCAGCGATTATACAAAGGTCCCCTTTCCTTACTCCGTTAATCATCTGGTTTAATTCTGTAACATCTGTAAAAGGTAATCCTTTGAAACCATTCTGACTGGGAGTTGTAATACTTTCCATTACATTTCTAACAACTTCACTTTTTGTTTTCTTTGAGTTCTTTTGAAATATTGATTTAAATTGTAACGTTGCTGCATCCATCATGTTTGCAATCTCCAGGGCTCCCTTTCTATCCAAAAAACATTCTCTTAGCGTTTTTATAGACTCTGTAATCATTTGCCTCTTTACTGAAAAGTCTCTTACTATCTGGCTATGATATTCAATATTCGCTGTGCTTATTGCATCGTTGGTAACTTCCATTAGATAGCTGATACCTCCACACTTTTCCAGAATTTCCATTTTTTTCATTTCCTGCATAACTGAAGCAAGATCGGCTATCGCTCCTCTAAGGCATATGTTTTCAATAGCTTGGAAGATATACTGATTCTTTGTCTCATAAAAATCTTCATTATTGAGATATTGCCTAACTATCTGAAATGAATTTTTATCTAGCATGAGCCCACCAAGTACGATCTTCTCAAGGTTAGGATCACTGGGCATTTTTTTTGATGAAAAATTATCTACCATTTCGATTTGATGTTTTAGCCTTGTTTAAAAATTCATCAATCTTATTTTTAAAAGTTGATATTGATTTTCCCTGATAAAAACTATCCTGCTCGAATGCTTGTAGAGATTTTTTGAATAGCACCATGCAGTCGTCAGCATTCGGTTTGAAATTTTTATCCTTTCCTTTGATTCTATTTTTTAGAGCTTGCTCAATGCTGTCAATTACTTTTATTTCATTTTGATCTATCCAGGCGTAAGAGCCTCGCACTGATTCAAAGTGCTGAAATGCTTTTGCTCGAAATCCATTTTTACCAAGCTTGGATAGGTCAGCATTTCTCAATTTTTGTAATTGATCTAAAAAAGGGGAACTCTCTGAATTTTCTTTTTCTCTTTCTATTTCCCTTTCACTTTCACTTTCTTCTTGCTTGTCCAAAGGCTTATCAAAAGGCTTGCCACTAGGCTTAGATCTTCCACCTTTTCTACCTGCTCTAACTAGCTTTAACCGCTTCTCACATGAAGGCACAAACACCTTATAGTCAGTGGATAAGCTAATTAATGTGGCTTCGCATAGGGCTTTACATATGGCTTCTATTTTTTCAGCCGTTGTGTTAAGTTTTCTTGCCCATGTAGAAGGTCTATACTCAATCTTGTTATCAGTTGTCATGGCTCTATCAATGAGCTCTCTAAAAACAGCTCTTTGCTCTAAATCTAATTCAAAAACTAAATCGTCAGTTTGCCAATCCTTTGGGTAAAATGTATATCCTAATTTTGGCATTCGATTGATTTTTCATAGTTACTTAATGCATCAACTATCAGAGAATCAATCCTTCTAACTCCACCCCTTTTATTTTCCATTATTTTAAGGACACTATTTGTTTTTCTAATTGCCTTAACTTTGGAGTCCTTTTGATTCTCAATAATGCTGTGACAAGATTTACAAAGTGTTATTAAATCTTCGCTGCCAGCTTCCCATGGATTTTTAAAGTAGTTAAAATGGTGTATCTGTAATTCAGAGTCTTGATCACAACATCTTTGACAAGTCCAATTGTCACGTTCCATAATCTCTAATCTCTTCTTTTGCCACAATGGCTTTTTTAACATGGAACTATACCATGATTTTCCTGATTCTGTCATAATAACTAAATAAAAAAAGCCCAATCAAAAATGGTAGATCCAGTACCATTCTCAATCGAGCTTTTAAAATTCTTTAATTGCATCTATATGTGGATCATGCAACTCAATTCAAATATATAAATAATTATTAATATGATGTACATTTATTGTACATTTCCTTGAAAGTATTTTTCAATCTCTTCTATACAGTCATCATAACCGCAACCAAATACAGCGTAGTAACCTTCATTACTCAAGTGTCTAAGAGATTTGTATTGAGCTTTTATATGCTCACTATTCCTCATTTCACCTTTCTTGGTAAGTACTTCATTGAGGTCTTTTTTGATCTCTATAAACATACCTGAGTACTTTCCAACGGGATGTGCTATGAATAGATCAATCTGCTTATGAAGTGATCTAGTAGCCTTTAATTTGACGGCCATACCGATTGACATTTTAATTCCCGAAGGATCGCTAAAGAAAAATACAAGTGGGTACTTCAGACGTAAGTAATTACATACCCTAGCATGAATGATTTCTTCTTCTTTTTTCATACAGCCTCCCAAATAGAAGCCGTTGCACCATGAGCAGTTGTGCTCTTTGTCTTTCTAAAACCTACATGCTGGATTAGACCAAGGTCTCTAAAGTGTCTAGGCAGTCCGCCAAAAGCTCTGTTATGAGGTGGATTTGGCAGCTTGGTCCTAGAATCTAAGTTTATATTATTCATGGTTTGGGTTTTAGAATGGTAAATCATCTAATTCCTCTCCAGTACCTGTTGCGATTGGGGCCATAGTATTCGACTGAGCAGGTATGTTGTCTGGTGAGCTGGCAAGTGTTTGTATTCTCCAACCGTTTATATTGTTGAATACCTTACCATCTTTAGACCGATTACCTCTAATATCATAGAATATCTCTACCTTATCACCAACCTTATATTGGTATAGTAAATCAACTCGATCATTTACAAATTGAATTTTAATTTCTTCAGGGTATCGGTCCTCTGTCTCCAAAACCAATTCTTTGACTTTGAACTTTTCGGTTATTGTCCTTTCTTTTCCCATCTGCTTGATGGCTCCTGTTAATGTTCCTGACATATTGTGTATTGTGTATTATGAATGATTAATTAATTTACTTTGATATAATTAAGATAGTGCGAATAAAAATTCATTACAATGGTCTTTTAGGTCTTTTTCAGTTCGCTTGCCATCCCTCAACTCGACACTTTTTGTAAAAAACCCACCTTCGTCAACAGCCAAATAATCTATTTCGCAATCATTAAATATTTCAAAAACCTTATCTATAATTGGCTTAGGAAAGTTCCAAGCTGTTTGGAAATCAAAAGACAACATGTTTTCATCGTCCTCTTTCAGAGAAAAACTATAAGCCCCCCATTTCGTCCCCCAGTTTTTAATATTCCAATCATACCAGTTTGGTCTATTTTGCTCAAGGCACATTTTCCGTTCTTCGTCGCCAAGATTTCCATTAAATATATTATCTGGCTGGGGAATGATTTTATTGAAATCTAATTCGTTTTTATCGCTGAATATTCTTTTCTTCAAGTTAATCATTGATGTCTCTGAAGACCAATTTTGGATTCTCATTTTTTGATAAACGTGGTTTGGCATTGTATATAAGTTTAATTTTTTTTTATTTCAAGTAACTGAACATAATCCGTGTGTCCATTTTTAATATCTCTGATTTCTCCACCAAGACGGCATTTCTAAGTCAACTATACCATAGCTACCTTGCATAGCAAAGTCACTGTATGAAGGGTACATATTAGTCTCTTTAGCTTCTGCAACTTTCTTTAATGTGGACCTGTACATAAATTGTGCAATTTGTAAATCTTCTTCATCAACTCTGTATAGCGTTGCGGAATACGGTACATTCTTTTCCAAGACCAAGTAATAGTAATTGTCTACTTGTGGCATCAGTCCTGACTTGATTACTCCGTCTATTTGCATAGCTGCCTGAAATAGATAATCTAAGTTTGCAGCTTGCTTTGAAAACTTGTTAGGGTGTCCGTCAATAGCGGTTTTGATGTCTACTATTACATTATGATTGACCTTGCATATATCAGGTCTAGTACGTAGGTTTAAGCCCGTCTCTTCATCTTTCCAGTATAGAGAATACTGATACTCTGTATTTTGAATTAGCCTTGATATGACAGCATCTTGCTTACATGACTTTAGCACTTCATAGATTACATCCCATGACTCCTTTCCATGTTCACCAATAATGTATTTGCCCCTATTGTCTTCCTTCCAAGTGCTGTATAGCTCTTTATACAACTTAGTTGATCTGAAAGACTTCACATCCGGATTAGCTTCCATTACTTTATCGTGAAATAAATCATCTGGAACAATGGCTACTCCCTCTTCAAATTCCTTTGCATTACAGAGAGCTAACTCCATAGCATTACCAAAGTCAAAGGGCTTGTGATTTTCTTTATCAAAGTAACCCTGTTGAGCATAGTAGAATGTTTTTAAGCACTTTCTAGCATACTTTAAGCCTGTACTAGATAAGTACTCTTTATCATCGTGGTATTGGTTTATATCAATATCAATGTATGTTCCTGGTTCTCTCATTTACGCTACGTTTTCCATTAAATCTTTAATGCCTTGATTCTTAGATATGATCTCATTATCAGGCACATGAGTAAGTGCATCTTTACGGTTTAGATCTGATCCAAATATTTTACCGATGTGGTCGCAAGCATCCTTTACTGCTAGAGTTTTAGCCACTGGGAATGCCATTTGAATAGCACCACTATTTATATTCTCCATAGCAGCTGGCGAAGTGCCTTTTTTAGTTTGCAATTGTGCAGCTCCTATACCGTCTTGGAATTCTAATTCTCCAGTAACCGGATTAGTATAGGTGACTCTTACTGTTACAAATACTCCATTAAATGCAGTGCCTTGATTTGTAATAGTAATAGTGTAAGACTTGAATAACTTTCTAAGTAGGAACTCTACTTTATCAATTGGCAAGTAGTGATGATCTCTAATAAAGGGATGCTTCTTTACCCATTTAGCAGGTGGATTCATATTCACCATCGAGTTAAATACCTCTTGCTTTGCCAGTCCTTCCAAGGTTCCTGCTGATTCGTATAATTTTATCAATAGGTCTTGTCTTTCTTGCTGTTCTAGTTTTTGAATTTCCATTATATTTTAGTTTATTTAGTTTATTTTAATAAGGGTGCAGACGTTCAAACCAACCTAAAACAATCTGCACCCATGCCAACTAAGCTTGGCTTTTTTCTGTCTGCTTCCAACCTTCGTAGAGCATCCAGAGAATAATTATTAATCCTACTATCTCATTCATTTCTTTAGTTTATATCGTTTGCAATCTGATTTCTTGTAGTATACTTTCTTGCCAATTAACTTACCTCTAAGTATTCCTTGCTTATCAAGGTTATATATGTGTTGTCTGCTGCATCCTATCACTTTGGCTGCATCTGTTTTGTTTAGCCACACTTCTATCCATTGGTCACTTTCTCTTGACTGTATGCTTTCGTTAAGCCTCTGAGTAGCATTTAAGAATACTTCTTTAGCTTGCTGTAGCTCTTGTATGGCTTGTGATAGTTCAGACATAGGTGTTAGTTGTTGATTTAAAAATGGAGGTAAGACGGCTTTCACCCCGCCCGACCTTCCCAGCACTCTCAGGGCGTTGTTGGTGTGCTAATTATTTCTTGCATAGTACATTTCTGCACTTGTCATTGACATCTGTTCATAGAGTCTTTTTTCTGCTTCCTCTTCGTATAGCTTGTACATCTCTTTAGCTGCGAACTCTACATTATCAAAGGCAGGGCAATTGATAGAATCAGACCACTCTTCAATCTTGTTTATTTCTATTAGCTCACTTTCTGTGTGGTTAGCTGCTGTAAATAGAATCTCTACTGAGTATGTCCATTCTATATTTTCATCTTTGATAAGGTGTAGAGCTAACTCACAAAGACTCTTATCAGTTGGAGTTAGTTTGTTTAGGTAGTTCATAGTGATTAGTTTTCGATTGATTTGATGTATTGCATAGCCAACTTATAATCTGCATTTTTAGCGTCTTCGCTTTCATACTCAAATGATCGCTCTATGTCCATGTCAGGATCATCTGTAAACCCCGGAGCAGTAAATAATATATCCTCATGGTCATTGTCTTCAAGAGTCCAGTCACTATCAAATTCGGTATTTAAAAACCTTGATAATTTTTTGTTAGAATATGACTTTTCGATTATGATAGCATTAAGATCATTTCTAGTAGCTCTAAGCTGAGTTTCAGCATGTAGGAGTATAGCTTCCATCTTTTCTATCTTTTCGCCATTGGTTCCATCAAGATAATTTCTGACTGTGTTGTAAGAGAAATTACACTTTGCAGCTACTTGTCTCCAGTTCACATATTGTCTTATGACTGCTACCCTCTTTTGAAATGTTTCTTTATTCATTATCTTTATGTTGTTATGATGATACAAATATATACAAACTAACCCAAAACACCAAGCATAAAGTAAATAAATGATAACCGTAATAGACAAAATACTGTTTGAGATTCTTCAAAGACTAGATTTCAACCAAGCACAACTTGCTCATGCTCTGGGAGTTAGTCCTCAAACAGTGGGTAAATGGAAATCAAGAAATAAAATACCCAAAAACACCAAAATATTATTAAATAACCAATATGGTATTAGCCTTTCGTACCTTGATACAGGCGAAGGAGAGTTTTATGATGAAGGAAAAGTGTTAAAAAATGATGCTTCAGATGGTAAAATAGAAGTCAAACAGCCCGAAAAAAGTACAAATAATGTACATTTATACGATTCGGATATTTTACACGATCAAAATGTTGAATATTTCCAAACGAAAAACAACGATTTTAAAATAGTAAATACCCGAATATTTATGAAAGTACACAAAGTCCCTCTGAAGGCACACGCCCAATATGTAGATGAGTTCTATAATAATAGTGCTAAAGATGTCACCTTCGACTTCGAGTGGGTAAATGTAGATACATACGGTAAGGGCGAGTATAGATACTTTGAAGTTCAAGGGGACAGCATGGACGGACCTCTTAAAACTAATACTCCTGATGGTGCTATGGTGCTCGCTCGTGAGATAGGAGCTCACTTGTGGAGTGGTGGGCTATATACCTCCAAGCATGGACATATTATTATAACATCAAAGAATATACTATTTAAAGATATAATAAGCCTGGATAAGGAAAGTATGAGTGTTACTCTACATTCTAGGAATGAGGACAAAAACAGTTATCCTGACTTTCAATTACCTTTAGGCTTTAGACAAGACGAAGATCATATTAAACAAATATTCAAAGTTATCAAGAGAGATAACATGTAACTGAAAAATTCAATACAATGAAATTAATAACAACAATATCAATAATGTTCTTATCTACATTGATGAATGCACAGTGTGAGCAAAGAATAATAGATACAACATTAAAAGGTAAGGATCTTATGTATATCATTAAAGGCAATAACGTAACCTTTATTAACTATAGGAAGTCATGCTATGGTTTAAATGATCAAATAATGTTCGAGAATGAAAATGGTAAAAAATTCTATTTTGATAATGAAACTGAAAACTGTTTTGGTAAGATAGAAGTTGAAACCAACGAAGATTTTAAAGAGATGATGAAGTCCAAAAATCTATTAATAGAGTTTCCTAAGCAAGAAGCTATAAATGATAATGGTCAAGTTACACGGCTGCTCCCTCTTTACCAAAAGATATGTAAGTAATGACGTACGATCTAAAGAGATTCCGAAAAGAAAAGAAGCTTTCTCAAAGAGAGATAGCCGAAAAGATTAATATTGATGCTGCAAGGATAAGCCGGTATGAGAAAGGCAGTACTTCGCCCACTATTGATAGGCTCCTAGAAAAGAAGTTTAGAAAGATTAGAGAGTTTGTTAAAAGTAAGTCTTACATGATACCTTTATCAGATGATAAGGTAGCTCATTTATTTCTGCCAAATGAAATGTCTGATCAAGACCTGTTTATATTGTCTCAATTCCTTAATACTATCAAGACAACCAAATGAATTGGCGAAAAAATAGAGAGATAATATTTGATTTTAACAAAGGTCCAGTTCCAGAAGTAAACTTTAATAGTAATGAAAAGTATTATAAGGATCGCATAAACGAACTTATCGAGCTGGAAGATTATGAATCTGCTGCATTATTGAAAAAAGAGGCTATAGCCAATGGTGTAAATATTGACTCATAAATTATGTGTTGTAAATTATGTTTAATAAAATTAGTAGACCTCCTGAGATTCGAACTCAGACTATCAGATTCAAAGTCTAATGTGCTAACCAATTACACTAAAGGTCCATTTGTGGTAGGGTGGGGATTCGAACCCCTTCACGAGAACCACAACCTCGCCGCCTTCCGTCTAGCGTATCCCTCCTGTCTAAGAGGCAGGATTTGAACCTGCGACCCCTCCGTTCCAAACGGAGTAAACAACCTGACCGTTATCCTCTTAGATATAATTAAAAAAAGCCTTACAATATTTCTACTGTAAGGCTTTTTATATATTTATGATCAAGACTTTATGCTAACCAATAATATTATATACATCAATGCCATTACAGTGGTTCCTTATGGGCCTCTGAATACGTTGATGTTGTATGTTATTATTTGTTATCATAGTTCAAATATACTTTAATTTCAATTACTTGTACATTTTTTGTACAAGTATTTTCAATCTTCTCCCAAAGCATCATCCAACTCCTGAGCATTTATGACATGCCTAAGATACCTTACTGTCGTTTGTGGGTCCGAATGTCCTAGAGCCTTTTGAAGTGTTCCAAGGGCTACACCACTCTTATACTTATGCACCGCCCATGAATAACGTGCAACATGCATTGAGACTTTCGGTATCTCTAATTTACTGCATATAATATGTAGTTGGTTCCTTATGAAGCTATTTCGCCTATCAATCTCTTTTAAGAAGTTTTCATTTTTCTTTTGGTGCTTAATCCTGAGAAGATCAAATATGTAACCCAGTTCACTTTTGCCCTTATTCCTATTAATTATCTCTATACATCTATCGTATACCTTGACATCATAGTACTTCTTGAACTCTGACTTCTGTGAAAAGTACTTTATACGTCCATTGTCAAAATTGCTATCTTTCATTATCAAGCAGTCATGTACTCTCATGCCTCTAGTATAATAGCTGAATAAATACAGATCCCTACATACTGCACGTTTACCGCTCAACTGAGCATCCCACAGCAAATCAATATCTTCTTTGCTCGAGACTTTAGGGAGCGACTCTGATTTTTTCACCCTGAAGTTATCATATGCAGACTTGCAGATTTTCTTTATCTCACTATGACCTTTATGCCTGGTATTTGGATTGTTCCCTAACTTTTCAGATAAGTATTTATCAAACCTTATTACCCAGCCTTCATCCACTCGGTCCACTTCTATGTCCTTGTCAAAGTCATGTATCTTATTTGCAAGTGCTTTCAACCTCCTAGCAGTACCATAGCCGTCTTTATTGCGATGTTCCAAAGACTTCTGCATGATAGCATCATATAAGGTAAAGCACTCCTTAGAGCTAAGAAATGAAGCAGCATTTACTTTTACCATTTTCACGTCACATTCCATTAGATACTTTTGAGCTGCTAGTAATTCAGCAGAAATCTTTTTATTGATGTCATACCAAAGTCTATGAGTTCGCCGGACCTCTTTATTCTTTTTATCCCAGTACTTAGACTCTACATTGTGTAGCACTTTCACATGCTCTTTTCCGTCTCTAATTATCAAGCATATTGGTTGTGTGCCATCTTTGTATATCTTTGACTTCAGTACTATGCGAGCTTTGGCCATGATTTAGTTCTTGTTTTGGTTCTGCATTTGGTTAACATATGATAACAAAATGTGTCATCAAATGTAAACAAAGAAGCCTTAAAACAAAGCTAAGAGCTAATAAATACGGTAAAGTGTAAGTATATAGCGATTCTTTAGATAATCAAGTTCGATTCCCAGACCGATCACAAAGAGATTGTCACAATACTGTTGATAATCAATTAATTAGAACCAATATAGAAACTACCAGTTCTTTATTGGTTCTTTTTTTTATGCGAAAAGTCCCACTTGTTTAGCAGTCTTGTTTGAAATTATTCTTACAGCAGTTTCAAATATGGTCTTTCCAGCTTCGTAGTCTACTAGGTTTCGAGCTATTTTATCTTTCCTTTGATTGCCTTTATAAGAGCTAAGATCAATCTTATGATATTTTTCCATTTTGGCCCTGCTATCTTTTATTGAAGCAAACTGTTTTGTCCTAGTAGATATAATCTTAGGTAATGTAAAGTTTGTCCAATATAAATGCCTGTCTCTTTTCTGAGCTGTTATAAGTGGCTCGTAGTAAGGTATTACATTTTCTACTACGTAGATACCTTTAAAATGGTGTTGAATAAAAACTATCTGTTGGTATAATGTAAAGTCTGGATAGACAGGCTTGACAGTCCCATTCCCAAGGCCCCAGAATCTAGCTCTACTATGTGTCGGACACGGTGGACTACTCCATATAAAATCAAACTCTTTATAGTGATCTAGTAGATATTGGTGAGCATCAGCAACAATGACCGTATCATTTGGAAACCGTTCTTGATATAGTCTAGCTAATTCGGGGTCTAATTCGATGGCTGTTACTTCTATGTCTGCCACTTCATCCCACTTGTACCTATTCCCTCCTAAACAAGCATATAAATTAAGTATTCTTATTTTAGACATAAATATATTTTTGTTTAGTTCACAACAAACATACATAATATATGTACATATATTGTACAATATTGCAAACAAAACAAAAAAGGCCCATGACAAAAGTCACGAGCCCTCAACCTAAACCAAAAACCAAAACTTGAATATTTATTTAAAATACTCTATTGAATAATCTCTTTATCCAAGCGAGTAAGCTTTCTCTTTGGCAAACTTCATACTCTTCAAGTTTGATTACCTTATGAGGTACGATGTGACACATTTTCTCTACAGACATGTTGTTAATCTTTTAATGGTTTTATAATTTATACATTCATTGTTTTCTCTCAAGTATGGTAATATCATTCCGTATGCAGCTCCCGCAATTGGTGTGGCCATAGATGTTCCTGAGAGATCGGCTACTGATTGACCTAAGTAAGCCCCTTTGCCGTTGCCAGGTGCATATAATGTAATATCATCGCTCCAGTCAGCAAATGAAGACCTTCTGAATAGCGAATTAAAGGCAGACACAGAAACAACACCTTCATAACAACCTGGAGCATCCACGTCATTATAAGTACCATCATTTCCAGCTGCTGCAAATAACATAGTACCTTGATCAATTGCCCTTTTAGTTATCTCTTTAAATTCATTTTCGTAATGTCCACAAGGCCAACCAATAGAAGCACTTATAATATCAGACTTTAGATCAAGTCCAATGTGAAAGGCTTGGATAACGTCATCAATATCACCACCACCGCCATCACTAAGAGCCTTTATGCTTATGAGCTCACAATCTGGAATCATGCCAAGTTGATCACCTATATACCTACTCGCACACCATGAGCCGTGACCGTTACCGTCTTGACCTTTAACACCCTGTATAGTTGACATTACAGTTAGCCTTCCTTCGTCCATCGACTTCCTAAAGTCCTTGTGATTAAAGTTTACACCTGTATCAATAACAGTTACCTTCACATCTTTGCCTGTATAGCCTAAATCATGCATCCTCTTAACCTGATAAAGATCATGAGTCCAGTCTTTGCTTGACTTGATTAGTACAGGCCGCCTTTTAAATGGTGGCAATTTTACTTCTTCCATATCCTTGGAGCCTTATTTGGGTCGTTATCAAAATGAATAAATGTGTCATAAATTCCAATACGATGGAAGCCAACTGCTAAGCCGGCCTTTACCATATCAAATCTTCTCTTTTCTCCAATACATCGAACATCGAAGGCATACCCTTTCATGTGTGAAGAGGTCTTAGAAGCATCCTTTAATGAGTCGTTATGCTGCTTCGTCCTGAAGCCACTATTTATATGCCACGGGAAACCACACATACCCCTTGCCCTATCTGCCATGAGTAATGTATCACGCTTCATTTCTTCTCCGGAGCCTTTTAAGTCTGGAGAATCAAATTCTGATATATTGAAAAATATCAAGTCCACTAGTCCTTAGTTGTCCATGAGCTTACATGTACTAATAAACTTGCCCCACGATCTTATCAATTTTGTCGTTTCCTGTTTTCTTGATAAATGCTTTCATTGTTATATTGTTATTTGATTTATTAATGTGCGACCCATCACATAGGCCATCTTTTCTTTTCGTTTTTCCACAAATGCAGTTGTTCATTATATTGCTTTTTTGTAATGTAATTTTATATGAGATTCAGATATTTCCTCTTTGTTCTTAGGCACTACGATTATTGAATAACCTGGATTAGTTACATCGCCAAAGTTCGTACCTGCCCAATTTGAAGGTGGACATAAAGCCCTAAAGCTCGTATAGTCAAAGTTCTTATGATCAGAAACATTCAAGACGTGCCTGTCACCTTTCCACACGTGGAAGTATTTGTATTTATCTCTGAGATTATGAAAGTCTATATAGCTATTAAGATATATAACCGCCTTGTCATTTAGCTTGTCAGGAAGTCCAGCTTTCATTTCCTTTTTATCCTTTCCATGGGACAATAGAAAACAATGATCTCCGTACCCTCTGTGCTCGATAAACTTTCTTAGTATGTCAATTTCTACTAAATCTTCATCATAAATTAAAGCACATATTTTCTTGATGCTCTTAGCTACGATGACAGCAAATGAAGCTGAATGATTACTATTTGTTACGACTCTAAGTTTTATTTTCTTAGCGACCTTATGACTTACTATTTTACCTATCAGATCCAACCTAGAGTCTACAGCCATTTCAAATACTTCATCATTGGTCATTACTTGTGGCAGATCGTGACCGCCTCTAGTAGTTTGACCGTCCCATCCATCTTCTAGGTCTCCAAGGTTATTAATTACAATTTCCTCGAATGTTCCGTATGAGTTGTATTCTTTGAGAATAGATCTGAAAACTTTTTCCATTGACTTTGCATAAGCCTTTTCGTCATACACATAAGGGAATAGGCCTATACCTTCTGGGTTAGTGTCAAGCCCTATATGATCATCTGTAATAATTACATTAAGTGAAGCCTTTGAAACTGTCTTAGGCTTATCTATTATGGTTACTTTAGACGGGTGCTTTGACATCATTTTAGATAGCACTTCTTCTATCCCATCTTCGCTTAGTCCTTCATTTTTGTACTTGATCCATTGTCCGCCGTTAGGACTTGTTGTGACTCTCTCAATAGCCATACCTGAAGTATCAACTATTTCAGAGTTTTGACCATGTACAGTTGTCTTTGTGCCGTTAGCATGTGTAACAACTTTCTTTAAAACAAGACCGTCGTTTTCAATTATACCATCCTTTAAAAGCTTGTAGTATCTAACCTTTATAGAGTACCATGAATGACCTTCAATTAAAGAAAGTCTCTTGCACCATCCGTTAACAGACTCACCTTCGTACCTCTCATTTTCTAATATTAATGTTTTGGCTGATTTCAATTTATTGGTTTTGGTTGTTAATTAGAATATCAAGCTTACCAAGCATTTCACTTTGATGGCTATCTATTCGGTCAAGCTTTTCATTGACTTTATCAATACGACTATGTGTTATGTCCTTTTGTTCTTCTAGGTTTTTAACCCTTTGAAATAGCTTTCCAGCTCCATAAACAAATCCTAAAATCAAGGCTGCAAAAGTCCCTAAGAACCACAAAACCTTTTCTTCTACCCAATCCATCTTAAATTACCTTTTACTTTCTTTCTTCTCTTTAATGCTCAAATCCTGCTTAACATATTCGTATATTTCCTCTATGGTTTTTAGCTGCTTTTGTTTCGCTTCATTAATAGAGTTCCTAGTCGCTGCCAACCCTTTACCGTGTCTAAAATATACCATTATGCCAACCGTCTCAAAAGCATCCAATGTCAAGCTATCTTCAGATTTTGTAGACTGTTCAAGCTCTTTAAAATCTTCTTCTTTTAGCCCATACTCTCGTAAGCCTTGAGACATTAAACTGATCACTTCTGAGAAGTCACCCGTTACATTAGCGAACATAAGCTCATCTTTAAGATCACGAGCAATTGACAACCAAGACTCATTCCCAGCCTTAGATATTATCGTATTTCTAATTTGGTTTATCGTCATGGTTAAATTGTTATGTCTGAAACATATTCTCCTATCTTCCTCCTAAGTCTTGCACCTACTCTAGCGTCTGATATGTTACCAGTTTCTCCTCTAGTAATAAATCCTAGTAGTCCAGTTGCAGTATTCCCAACCGATATAGGCGTTGCATATAGTTCTATTTTAAAAGCATTGTTAGTTTGCCCTCCTCCATCTGTAGAGTTACTAAGCCTTATTGATGAGACTGTATTGGCAACTCCTGTAAGGCCGTCACTCATGTCTAATAAATCGACTTGAATAGTTGCTGTCGCTGCATAAACATCAGCTTGAAAATACATTTCAACGACTTCCCATCCTTCACCAATTGGCAATCCAATCGTTCCAGTTGCACCATTACCAAATGACCACTCTGTGTTATTAGCGTTAGTACCTCCAGACTCTTCTGCCCAAATGTCACGGTATTCGTAAAGTGTTTCTTTAGTGACATTGCCTGAAATGATTGCACTGATAGTGCCATCGGGAGCAATCGCTAAATTGCTCCCTATCTTTAACCTTATCTTTCCTGCTTGAATAGTACCAATGTCAAATTCGATACCTAAGTCATTGCCTGTTACTATGTCGTTTAATGCCACTATTTTATTATTGAATGTTACTAAATACCTTTATGGGGTCGTTTGCAACTATAGTGCGAAAGCTCTAAATAGATCTGTACCAAAAACAGACTGGCAAATACTTGTACATCCGTTTTTAATATCATCACATTCTAAATGAGGCTTACCGTCTGCACCTACTGTAAGTATTTGGTTAGCATCTGTTGATACTCCACTTACAGTAGAAGCATCAAAGAAAGGCTTGCCATCAGCACCCGCCGTTATTGAATTGTTTGCATCAGTTGACGGACCTAATAAGGCAGAAAGGTCTACCGTTATGTCAGGAGTTCCAGCATCATTGTCTGATAATGTTAGAACCATCGTTGCAGGGTCATATGCACCACCATTGACGTATATATCTGCAACGAATTGAGATAAGTCAATGTTTGTTACAACACCGCTTCCCGAAGTATGCTGTATGATTTTAGTTGCATTGTCCCACGTTACAACTGAAGGAGCCGCCGTTAATTCATTTGATCCGTTTTTAGTAACTGTGGTTCCGTCAACTTTGATGGATACCTTGTTAGCTACGTCATTACCTAAATCAAATTCTGCTCCTAATTCCGATCCTAATAAAATGTCATTTACTGCCATTACCTATTTTTTATATTTGTTATTTACTTTTAAAAATCTCCTACTTCTGTCCCGAAAAGACTTGTATTGTCTCCGTCATCGGTATCCATTATTTTTATCTCTGTTCCGTTCCAGTACTTCATCACCCCACCATTCAACCAAACGGTCGGCGTATTGGGGTCGCTAAAATCTGTCGGATCACTAGGTAAATTTGGAATGCCCCCATTTGAAGAGTTAGCAGCTATTAACGCTAGTACTTCTGCTTGAGACAATCCGCCCCCGTTATTATTTACTATGTAATTATTAGTTCCCATAATGTTTTATTCCCAAGTGTAAACAGGCACTCCACCCGTTACTGTGACTGTTAATTGATACACTCCGTCAACTGTTGGTGGATCTGGATATAAAGACTCTTCACCCGAACAATCCGTAGATATAGTCTTAACAGTAAAATTATAAGCGTCTAAATCTCTAGCTTCAAAATGTATTTCAGTAGTGTTTGGTGCTACAACAACACCCCATGGATCATTTGCCCTAGGAGATAATGCTACTGTAGTTTGTATTGTCCCCTCTAATTGTTGAGGGTTTGGTTGTGATAACATTACATCATCTACTCCAGGGCTATAAACAAGTGAATCACCATTTGTAAAAATCGTACTAGCTCCTGCATTTGTTAGTTGCCAAACTATTGGGTTTCCTATTGGAGCTATGTTTCCTGTAGTTGGTCTAACTTCTACTTGGACTGGATTAGAAAAAGTGATAGTAATATCAGAGCTGTTGTCCCATGCTATATCACCATTCCCTGACGTTGCAAAAGAAGTTGTTGCTGTTGGTGACTGATCGTTTGTTATTGTCCAAGTTGTACCATCAGACAATGTTCCTGTCATTGCATTAATAGGTTCTGCTGTATTACTTATAGTAAACTCTGATTCACATACTAAAGCTTCATCAATTAAAGACTGTACTTCATTTACTTGAGTAGTGTTTAATCCTTCTTCTGGACAAGCAA